ATGGAGAAGAAGTGCATATTACCATGCTTATTTATAGGCATTTCAAGCTATAATGTAGCACTTTTGTAGCACTATATATAATTATTCAAAAGCTAATCATATATTTTTACAGTTAAATTGTATTCTTTTTTCAAAAATTCGACCGCTTCAAGCACTTCATCTTTTTCGATTGCTTTATACGATTTGATTGCTCGAGAAGTGGTAGACTTTCCAAGCTTATTCCACTCGAAAAACACATTAATACCATGCTGGAATTTAGGCATAACTACACGTAGTTCGTATAGTGTATTTCGCTGCTTTTTCCAAAGTGGTTCAACCAATTTATAAATATCTCTAGCTATTCGATTGCTCTCTTCGCTCATAATACCCACATTTAATCATAATTCATCAATTAGCGATTGGCTAGGCTCTTCTGTTCGGTTCACATAATCTGCTAATTCAAAGATGGCCTGTTGATCAGTTAGTGTCTTCTTAAATTCGTCCCGCAAGAAATGAAACAGCACCTTGTCGTCACCGTTTGGCTCTTCATTGTACAAGTATACTTGACTTTCTAGAATTTCTTTAAATTCATGACGGAAAACCTCACGAAATAATTTAAATCATGTACGGTTCGCTGCGGTGCGCAACATTTGGCCGTGGTTGGCAACATTTTGTCGCAGTTGGACAATTTAGAATGTTTTTTAAAGATAGAATTTCGTCCCCTCTATTCTATTTTAAATAATAGTCGTTTTTTTAAAATAGGAGCTAACATTATATTATCTATTTTTAAAAATTTATCTTTTTTGTTGATTATGTACGCCCCAAAGGGGCTTTTTTATTAAGCATGATTCCAGAACTTGTCAGCATCAAACCAGATGATACCGTTTCCGTCCAAGAAATCAATTCCGACTGCGTTGGCGTTCTCAGAGTACTTATCAATAGTGCCACGCTGATATTCCTTCTTGAACGCTACACGTCCACCATCATTGAATGAACGTCCCTGTGGGTCGTCCAAATCTTCCAACAACTTAGTTGGAATACCATTGTCTCGCCAGGAAAATGGTTCGGCTGTCAGCTCCTGTGACCGTACCTGATAGATGCCATATTGCAATTCGCAAGTGTTATTGATAAATGAACCCTGCAACACGAAGCGGTCGCCCCCTGCTTTGAACTTATCAATGGCAGATGAACCTGTTGAGGTTGGTTGTGCAGGTTGTTCAGTTGTCGTTGATTGCGTTGGAACTGATTGGCCACCATTGTTAATGGTATTAGCTCGATCAGCAATTTCCTGCAACTTATCCTTCAACTGACCTGGGCAAGCAGTGCTAGTAAATTGCGAGTGCGGGAATAGGTTCTTATATGGTACAACTTGGCCGAAACCATACCGCTTAGCAATGTCTGCTACCAACTTAGCACTAGATTCAATCGTTGCCTGTGCGATGTCATAGTTAGGTGCTAGATTAACATTAGCGTGTTCGATTCCAATACTCGTTAGATTAGTACCCCAATCACCAGCGTGCCATGCTGTGTTATCTTCGTCAACATAGGCACGAATCTGTCCATCTTGGCCAATTCCATAGTGTGCTGATGCTTGTCGGCTGTTCCAAATTCCGGGTACTGAATCATAGTCAGTCGTGGCCATGTGGTGAATCACGATTTTATTAACTGAATTACCCTGACGTCCCTGAGTGAAATTGGGGAATGACTGGAATCCAAATGGTGTCGCTAATCCTGATACTGTCATGTGTACTCCTCCTTATTTAGTTGCAGTGGCGTTCAACTGTGCCACTGCTTGTTCGATAACTGCTGACAACTGTTCTTGTGAGAACTTTCCTGCCAGTTTGTTAGCTTCCAATCGAGTTGCTACATAATCAATGGCCTGTTGTTTCTTCTGCGTACCAGCTAGATCGCTCTTCTCAAGCAAGGCAACAGCTTGGTCTGCCCATGTTAGCAACAATTGCAAGTTTCCATTCTTAGTCTTGGTGCGCAACAAACGAATCAAAGCGTGTTCCGCTGGCGCTGCAATCGTCAATAATGTAGCCACTAGTAATAATGTGTCAGTTAGATTCATAATTTCCTCCAAATAAAAAAGCCAACGTTAGTCGGCTTTCCTGTTAATCGTTTCTAATACAGTGATACGAGTTTCGTGCTTGTCAATTCGTTCATCAATGTGGTCAATATCTGTTTGCATTAATTTAAGGGTTGAGTCCAGCCCTTTAAAGCTGTCATTCAACTTGTCCATCGTTGCCATAAGCGGCTTAATAACAACTAATTTAAGTCCGTATGATAGACCACCAATTGATGAACCAATAACAGTTACTAAACTAGCCCACTGGTCAACTGTCCAGTTCTGCATAATTTCTCCTATTCTACATAATCAATTCCAGTTACTTCTTGGAAACCTTGTTTATCCAAGTAACCAACTTTTACCCACTGTTTCAAATCATCAATTGATACAATTCCAACTGGATACCACTGCTTAGCAAAATCAAGCATTCGTATTACCTCCTTGCTTTGACAATGTTGCAATCTGTGACTTTAACGCCATATTGTCAGCTTTCTGTGCGACCAACATTTGCACAATAGATGCCATTTGTTTTTGAACGGGGTCTACCTGTTGCTTAGCATTTGCCTTTTGTTCTGCCAAGTAGTCATCAATTGACTGACCTATCCATGAGTTAGTGGATGGATTCCACACTGGATTAATCACACCGTTTGGGTCAATTGATGTTGTATTTTCTGGTTTAGTAGCGGCATAAACGGCTCGTGTGTAACTCTTAGTTGTAGCGTCAAACTCAAAGAACCATGTCTTGTTCTCATCATTACCATTTTGCAATGAATTTAAATCTTGGTTATTTTCCATTTTTGTCATTCCTCCTTACGATGGGAAGTCATCAGCGGTTGCCCAAACAGCGAATCCATATGAATAATTATCGCCACCATTGTTATCAGAAGCCTTAAGGGGACTATCAATGATATTGACATCTCCACTTGTATGAAACCTCATAATGGTCTTGGTATAACCGGCGGAAGCTATCCCATGTGATTCATATGCTGGCCTATATCCAGCTGGAATCTTCCAACCAATTGTTGTAAAAGCACCGTGGTCAGTAAGAATGCTGCCAAAAATTTGAACAACAACAATATTTCCAACTCGATAAATATGTGCATTTAATCCGTTATCCCATACGGTTACATCAGCTACTTTTTTGGAATAACCAGCACCATAAAAAACTGCATCACCAGCAGTAACCGCTAAGCCGTTCTGAAAGTTTGCCGATCCATGATTAACTAAGCCACCGCTAACTTCTAGTCCACCGCTCGTCTTGATTTGACCATTAACTGTTAAATCATTAACCGTCACATCACGCTTAGGGTCTGATAATTCGTCAAAATTATTATTGATGGTGTCGATACTATCGTTCGCCATTCCTTTGAAAATATGTTTCATTTTGTTTCCTTTCTATCTAACACCCCATACTAATGTGTAATTCTTAATTTCTGGAATTGTGAAATTGCCCCATTGGTCTTGTGATAGCTCAATAGGATCAGGATTTTCGATTGTTGCGCAATAGACGTGACTAAATTTAGAGTTAAACTTAGCCTGCTCGTTGTAAACAGGTTCAGGTAGCTTTCTGTCAGCGTTTGCGTCTTGCCAGTCGTTACCGTTTAATCCGTTTGTGTTGATAATGGACACTGATGTTATCCATTGGTCGCTGTTCTCGATAGCCGTGAACATGGATGTATTAACGTAATTTTTACTGTTCTTGTGAGTGTTCATCACGAAATAATCAGTCGGGTTTTTGATAGACAATTCCCGATGATAGGCCACCATGAAATCATATTGCTTTGGCAAATAATCAATCAAATCTTGTGACATGGAAATGTCAGAATTGGGAAAATACTCGCGACTTAACATGTGTTCACCCATTTCTAGATGACTAGCACCGCCAGCAATGATGACATCATTGGCCAATTTAACGCCATCAGTGTTGAACTGGTTGTTTGTGTTCCACCAATTTTTGTTCTTATGCATATAGGCTGGAATAATCAGCCCAATATCGTTTCGATTTGACCGCATTTGCTTAATTTTTTGAAGCAAGTCATCATAACTTTTGGCTTCAAAATCCCACTGTTCACTGTATAAATAATTTACATCTTGACTAGCAACCGCATCATATCCATAAGTTGCCACTGCATTCACGCCCAGTTGTTTACCACTACCAAAATAGTTGCGGGCATTCATCACGAAATACTTATAACCAACGTTGGCTAAGAAATTGCTATCAACTGAACCAGAATTGTAAATGTACTTTGTTCCGAAATCGCCCAACGTATCAATGTGCCAACCATCAAATGGCAATGCATTAAATACTTTCTGCCAAGCACTGAAAATCTTTGGTTTCACATCATCACTTAAAAAATTAAGAATATAGATGTCATTTTTGAACATGGGGTGTGGCAATGGGTTGACCGCCACATTTCCTGGATTTGGTGAACTGGTTGGCGAATTATATAAGAACGATGACTCGTTCCAGCCATTTTGGTTTTGATTTGTGCTTGCACCATACATTAGACCATAAGCCATTGATTTCATGTTGCGCTCATGGCACAATTCCAGATATTTTTGGATAACATCCAGTCTAGTTGGCCGATTGGCAAAATCAGTCCAATACGCTGATGGTTGGTTACGATCACCTGTGTACAGTGGGATGTCATGATACTCGAACCAGTCATAATACTGAACGTAATTGATGTGTAAGCGGTTCAGATAATCAATGATTTTCTGTTGCCCATTGGGGTCATAATTATTGTATTTCGACAAGAATCCCATAATTGGGAACACACCAGGGTTACTGTTGACGTTAACAGCAATAAAATCACTAAAAACAACATTCCCGTTGCCGTCTAAATTAGAGAACTTAACCAGATATTGGGCATTGTCGTCGCCATTTACCTGCCATTGATATTCGAAGTTATTACCATATCCATACACGACTTCTGAACCTAAATTATGCTCGTTTTTGAACTTCGTTACGAGAACCTTGGCAATGCTTTGATTCAATGTAAGGTTGAACGTAACAACATCATTTGGGTTATAAATAGCCTTGTCAGTTTTCAAATTTGAAAACTTATTAGCTAAATCTGCACTGTTTGTTTTTATTTCCGATTTTTTTGCAAAACCGCTCAAATCAGGCTTATTCGTTAGCACTTCATAATTAGTGATTGGATAGAAACGCTGACCATCGTCATCTTTCAAATATCCATAATCAATGTCAGCCATCATTCACCTACCTTTCCTAATTTCTCCAAATTCGCATTCGGAACATGAATCCCCTGATTAGAGTAATCAAGCGTGAATTTTAATGTCTTAATTCCATCAATTAAGTACCAGCTATTATCGTGTTGTTCTAACTCACCCAACATCTTGTAATCAAGCGGAAGAACAACCTTGATAGTGTTAGCATCTGAATAAACCACATTACTGGCTACTGATACTGGATTAGTCCCACCAAATAGACCATCTGGCTCTGTTCCGAAACCATTAGGGGCTGTTCCAATTGCCCATTCGTAGCTGAATACAGACACTGTTGGCATTCGATTCAAATTGTGCTTAATTGTCACTTCGAATCCTTGTGGCACGTACTTGGACAGCAGATTCTCAATGTTTTCAAATCGCTTGTCTAACACTTCGAACTGGCCGTATGTCTGACTGTTTCGAGCATCGATTACCTCGCTATCTTTGGTAGCGCCACTAAGAACACCAGTAAATCGACCCTCCAAATCAGTCTGCCGTTTTTCGACCTGTGACTGACGACTAGAATTACTATCAATCAATTCTTTATTGCTATGCCACTTAGTTGATAGCCATTCAACAAACAAAGCCAGCGCTTCTCGTGTATCAGTCCCCCACTGCTTCTCACGCAACCATTTAGATAGCGTTCGACTTTTGGAATCAACAACGCCATTATTAATGTCTTGCGAAAACTCATTTTCACTTGGGATATGAGTCGGGTCACGGTACTGATCGCCGTTACCAGCCTGTGGCGTGATATCCACGAAGCCATTATCATTTGCCATTTACTACTCCTTTCTTAAATACTGATTCTTAAATCTGTCAGAGTAATTATTACTCATGTCAACGTTTCCATTAATGCCGTTTACTGAACCAGAACTGGTGTACTGCCACAAATCATAAGCATGGTCTGGTGGCGTTGAACGATAGGCAGGAATCATAATTGAACCAGCACGTCCAACGTTCAAATTGAACGAATTGTACAACTGATTGGCAATGTACAGGACAATCTTGCTGTCAGGAACACCTAAGCTGTTCAACTTATTCATATAGGCCTCAACAATTCCCCGCATGTTGCTTCCTGTGACCTCTTCAACGTCAATCATATAGAATCGAGGTTGCTTGCCGTTGATTGCTTGCTGTGTCCTGTTATAGAACTCCTGTGCTTCGTTTTCAGCAATAGCGGTATTACTAGCGGTCATGTAGGAATAAACGGCGTAATTAGCGCCTAGATTGCCTAATGCTGATAGGTTTCGTTGATACTTCAAGTCAGCACGATTAGCACCGTACTGGACTCTTACAATGGCCAGCGCAAGTCCAGCACTATTGACATTATTCCAATCAATATCACCCTGGAACTCGGACACATCAATAATCACGCCATCATAGTATTGTGACTGTTGTCCTTCCAATTCATTCAGCCGCGCTTGCAAATCAGCAATCTCCTTATCTTGTTCAGGAATACGGTTGGTGACTGTCAATAGCTCCTTGATTCTGTTCTTCAAATCATTAGCGGTCTGCTGTGCGTTCTGCCGTTGTTGCTGGGCATACTGCATGGCTGCCTGATAATCCAGTTGATATTGTGATAGTGTCCGATTCTTCGTCCCAATCGTGAGTGACATCTTGTGTGGTTGCGTGATGTCTAGCTTTTTAGCCACTACTTGTAAATCTTCCACCAGACCTAAGAACTGGTCATATATTGGGTAAAAGTTACCCATTTCAAATGATTTATAAGTCTTATCTAGTAACGATATATCGACTACATCTACGGACCAAGTTAGCAAACCGACTCGCTGATTTTGCAAATAGTCCTGGCCTTTAGATTTCAAAATACTAGGAACTTTTACATCGTTCCACTCAACTGCCTTCTGAATAATTCCAAAACGTCCAATTAAGGCCGTATCGTCTAAATAGCGAATGCCATTATTGACTGATTCAATCGTTGTCTTTGGTTGAGCTGTTGCTGTATCATCACTAGACTGTTCTGTCTGTCCTTGTTCAATTGGCGAACCGATTGGAACTAGACGAGTGATAATATCTCGGACATCATACTCACGTTTAGCACTCTTTAGGTTCTTACCCAGCTTGATCGGTGTATCGATATGTTCTCCAACGCTGGCCAAGTACTCCAACACCAGTTGGCCATTTCCGTCGCGATACCAAATTAAAAAGCCGCCTAAGCGACTTACTAATTTGTCTTTGATTGTATCGAATGTATCTTGAGCATCATCTGTGTATCGATAGACATTATCTGTGCTGTTCGATACAGTCACACGCCCCAACTGGAAACGCTTATAGGACTCTACCTGCCGATTATGCTCATCGACAATCATTTGCAAGAAATCTCGAATCGTGGTGTTTTGAACCTTACGATAAACCTGCGTGCTATCGTGCAAATAAGCTAGGCAGTCCTCACATTGTAGCGTTTGCGTATGACTACCACTAAACGACCCGTCTACCTTTACCACACGTCCGTCAAAGACGACTTTACCTGTGTTGGTGTCAATCACCTTAACGAGGTTGGCAATGGCTTCTGACTGACGATAGAGGCTGTTTTGCATTGTAATCGTAAACGAGGCTGTTGATACACCATTGAACTGCATATCCAAGTCACCAGATATGGCCTTGTTGCCGTAGTTCCGTGGTTCATGAAGTACCTCACCTACTTGGTCATTAGCGTTCTTATAAACAATCACTCGATACATTAGAGCAACACCTCACTTTGGATGACAAAGCGAACTGTTGCCTTGCCCTTAATCGTCACATGATTGTTACCACGTTCAAGAGAAAAGAGATAATCCTTTGCTTTATCAGGTCCAAACTGATAGGATTGACCGTTTTTGATCACTTCAATGGCATCGCTCGCTACAACCGTTGGACTCAAACTATTTTCACCAACATTCATCAAATCGAGTTCACGTTTTCCATCAACTTCATAAGAAAACGGTTGAATGAAATCGTTAGCAAAATCAAAGGTATCCCAATCATCATAGTTATCAATGCCACTGTTGTTCTTGATGGCGAACGGGTATAGGTCAAATTCGATACTCAAAACCAACTTGTTATTAGCTTGGTCATCATCAACCTTAACGCTCTTGGCTTTTCCAACCCAATAATAGCCCTTGTCGTGGCTATCATACAAACGCTGTTCGAACGGTGTCATAATCATTCGCTTTACTTTGTTTTCGACTAGCTTACGTTCAGAATAAGACACGTTCGGCATTGTAAATTGATAAGTGATAGAACGCTGATCATAAAATCGTTCTCCAGTAATGTTTGAAAAATCAAGAATACCGTTGGCGTAGCTTAAATTCTCGGTAATAGTTTTCTCAGAAGGAGTGGGAGCATCCCGCTCGACCAAATAAAAACCTTCTTCTTTAGAGTCAAACTGACCAAATTGTATTTTTTCAACAATATCAATCATAGTTGGTTACGCCTCCTATCAGTCATAATATCTCCCAACGCTCCATCATATCCATTAGCCGTAGCCCCAATCATTTGGTTACCATTAATCGTGATGATTTGACCCTCACGAATGGCATTAACTACCTCTCGCAACAGTCCGTTGGTTGAATTATTAGCAGTCACTTCAATCTGGCTAACATTGCGGCTGGTTTGCGTTGCGTTGGCGTTCAATTGGCCGCTGAAGTTGCTCTCCAAGTCATCAGCCATACCTGATACATTGGACTGAACGTCCTTGTACGATTCTTGGAGACCTTGATTAAGACCGTCCATGATGGCATTACCAGCAGGAATCAGCAACCGAGCATCATAACTTATTGGCCCTTTGTGTTCCTTAATCCAGTCAGCAATACCACTAACGAACTTCTTGCCAGCTTCCCAGGCTGATGTAAGACCCTTGATAAATCCATCAATAATTGCTTTACCAGCGCCTAGCAAATCGATGTTCATTGCTGCGTAGATTGTATTTTTAATGCCATTCCATATAGAACCAACAATATTTACAAGTCCACCCCATACAGATTTAATGATATTGACAACCCCGTTTGCTAGTGATGAAATAACGCCAACAATAGCTCCAACAATTCCGGAAAGTACACCAACAATTCCGTTCCAAATTGAAATAGTGATATTCGCTATTCCATTCCATGAATTGCTGAATAGACTTCCAATCCAGTCTAATAGCGAACTGATTATTCCAATAATCATATTAAGAACACTACCAATAATTGACATAACACCATTAATAGCTAATCCAACAATATTTTGAATAGCTTGCCAAGCACCAGACCAATTTCCAGTCAATAGGGAAGTAAACAGATTAATTACATTTGAAATTATATTCAATGTCGTTGAAATTACTGTAACTATGATATTCCATACGTTGGTAATAACTGTCCAAATGATTGTCATTACTGCAGTAATTGTTGCTACAATGTTGTTCCAAACAGTGGTAATAATCGTCCACAATACGTTCAATACCGTCATTACAACCGCTGAAATAATATTCCAAACGCCAGTTATAATAGCCACTATCACATTCCAAATCGTTGTTGTGACAGCTACAAGAATGTTCCATGCTGCCTGTATATAGGCAACAATTAGATTAATTTGCGAGCTAACAATTGTTACTAATAAATTCCAAACACCATTAAAGATAATAACAACGACGTTCCATAACCCTGAGAAAAATCCAACTAAGAAGCTGAAATAAACCTTAATAGCGCCAACAATGACAACTACAGCTCCAACAATTGGTGCTAATGCAATACCAACAATAATAGCAATCGCTGTAAAAATAACTTTGAAAAATTCAACTAATGAATTCCACAAATTTTTAATACCATCAATAATTGGAGATATTTGTTCGATGAATCCGTTCCAAATGTTTACAGAAACATCAACAATACCGTTCCACAATCCATTAAAGAAATCAGCAACAGATTCCCATACAGATTTGGTAACGTCAACAATACTATTCCATAAATCGCTGAAGAATGACGAAATACCACTCCATGCTGTTTTTACAGAATCAACTACCGTGTTGAAAACATCAACAACAGCATTCCATACCGTGGTAGCTACATTAACGATTGACTTCCATGCCTGTGTTAGCCAACTAATAAATCCTTGCCAAACTTTCCTGCCAGTCTTAGTTTGAGTAAAGAAAAAAGCAAGCGCTGCCACTACCGCAACAATTGCAGCAATAATCCAAGTTAACGGACTTGCAGATTGTGCAACATTCAAAGCCCACTGTGCTGCTGCTGCTACTTTGCTTGTTTGAGCATATAACGCAAGAGAGGCCCGGGCCATAGCGCTTCCGCTGGAAATCATCTTCATCAGATTAACAACTGTACCAATCATTTTTAACTCAGCGAATGCAGTTTTGACTAATGATACAGTGGTGATCATAGCTTTAAAGCTAACAACTCCAGCAGTAATTCCAACGACTAATGGCATAATCCAATCTTTGTTGCTGTTAACAAAATTAACCACAGTTGAAATACTACTTCCAACTTGCTTAATCGCTCCCACAATCATTGGCATAGCGCCCTGAATCGTTGAATTAATCGTCTTGAAGCTTTCGTTTATCGAGACTTTAGCTTGATTAAAAATGCCAGCAATACCACCATTAACACCAGCAGACTTAATGCCGTTATCAATAGCTGTAATTGTGTTGGCCAGACCATTGACAACAGCGTTTCGCATGTTTGTAAATGATGTTCCAATCCCACCAGTAGCGGTACGGGCAGTGTTAGCAAATCCGCTTACACCTCCATCTAACTCAATGAACTTCTGATTCAATTGATCAGTGGTTATCTTGCCAGATTCCAACGCATTATATAGGTCTTTCTGCGCTGATTTGCCAGTAAATCCAAACGCTTTGGCTACTTCGTTCAACGCATATGGCATTGTTTCAGTCAACGTCCGCCATGACTGCATATCAACCTTACCAGCGGCTAACATTTGGCTGTACTGTTGCACACCACGACTAGCATCAGCCGCACTCGCTCCAGATGCCAAGAAAGCATCGTTCAATGCGTTGGCAGTTTCAGCACCACCCTTTGCAGAACCAGTTAAGATTGCAAAGCTCTGGGCGTTCTTCGTAATGTCTTGCAACGAAGTTGGCAGGCCATCAATACCTTTTTTCAAAAGTTTAATCGACTCTTGCGTGTCTTGGGTAGAATATCCCATCTGCTTCATCACTTTTGGATAGGCGTTCAAGGTGTCGAACCGTCCAACAGCGCTTCCAATGCTGTCTTTAACAACGTCTAATCCCTTACTAATGACTGCAAAAGCGCCAGCACCCTTAGCAATATCCATCAAGCTTGCCGTCAACTTCTTAGGTTGTTCAGCAGTCTCTTGCATGTTCCGCTTAATCTTGTCCAATGGAGCTGAGAACATATCCTTAAGACTAAATGTAGCGTTGATTGAATAGCTATCTGCCATTAATTACCTCCTTTCTTTAATTCTTGTAGCGCTTCTTCACGGGCCCTTTTAGCTCGGTCAGAAAGTTCCTTTAATTGATTAACCTTGGCCTGTTCTTTTTCGATTTCTCCAGTAATCTTATTTCGAATCTTTTTGAAATCAATAATTTGAGAAGGGTTCTTAACAACGTAATTACCGTCTTTGTCAGCTCCCTGTACTGCTCGATTTTCAAAAGCAAAATTAGTTAACAGCTCATGTTCATCAATTGAACGCAAATCATGGGCTTGCTCCCTTAAATGAAGCTCCTCCATGGTCATCATTTCAATCTGATCTATGGTAGCAGTAGGCCACACATAGAATGCCCTGCGAATTAAGCTGGAGTATTTGAGCTTGCTGTCAGGCTCTTGTCTGTCATCGCTTCTTCCATCTTCTTGTCCATGTTGTCGAACGTGTCCTTGATTGGCTTGATAATTTTGGATACCGTTGTCTTCGTCAGAGGACTTGCTACTAATAAATTTTCAACTGCTTCAAATACTTGGTCCAAGTCATCAGCGTTTTCGATATCAGCTTGCACTGTTGCTTCATCTTTCCCTGACATTGCTGACAATGCCTTAACCAAAGAGTATGGATCACCACCGACAATACCCATAACAATATTTCCCATCTTTTCGATGTTGTTTTCAAAATCGTTCTTAACAATTCCAAACGCTGCCAAGAACTTGAACGTTACTTTCAAATCATATTGGTTGCCGTTAATAGTAATAGTTGTTTGTGACATAATAAATCCCTTTCATATAGGCCGCCCCCTAAGGTACTGTGCATTTATTGGCGACATTTAGTTATTTTACTTAGATGGTGTAGTAGTTGATGAATTTGATGAAGAACCGTAATCAGGCGCTTCATCGATTGGGGCAACTTCTGTTGGATTCTTAACTGTGTCACGGAAGAAGTTCTTAACCGTGGCCACATCTACGGCTGATACCGTAGCAAGACCTTTAACCAATTCACCAGAAATTGTCAAAGTCGTCTTGATCGTAGTATTGCTGTCAACTTCTGCTGGAACTTCCCAATCAGACAAGTACCCGACGCCATATTGCGCCACATACTTACCGTTTTGAGGATCTTGAGAAAAGTCAATTTCCCATACTTCAACTTCTAGGCCCTTCTTTTGGGCATAAGCCAAAACTTGATTTGTCAAATCATCCGAAGCAATGGCCTCAATGTCGATGGTTGTCTCCAATGTTCCTGGAGAGACAATATTACCGTCCTTAGTTGCCGTTGAGTCGGCCTTACGACTGTTCTTAATCGAATGAGTCGTTTGCAAGGCCAATCGTGTTGCATTCGCCTTATCCTTATCCTGGAACAAGCGGAACATCAAGACCTTGTCTTTACCCTTAAGTGGTGTATTCATTCCTTAATCTCCTTCTTATAAATACTGAATATCAAGTTCCAGCACTCCATGCCACAACGGAATGTCCGTTGATTGGTCAGCAATCATTTGCTGGTTGGTGTTGGTCACTTGATACTTGAAATTATCTGTATGTTGATAATTGATAACTGTTGCTTGCAAATCATCCATGATATTCAGCACTTCGGAACGGTGATTAAACTCTGCATACACATCCACTTGAATGTGTGTAGTGCCTAACGTCCGTCCTTTAGTTGGAATATCTGTGTTTTGCTGATTTCCGACAAAAACAAAAGGATATGACTGGTTTTCATCCGGCAAATAGTCGAATGTGTCATATCCTTTCTTCTTCGACAGCTTAATAACTGTCTGAAATATTTCATTGTACGGGTTGCTCATTTCGCCAACCTCTTTAGCTTTGAGATGAAGCTATTTCTTTCTTTTACGAATGGTGTTCCAAGATACTTACGGGCAGTTTGATAACGGGTACCATATTCCTGATAAGCTGCATAATCAGTATTGAATGAAATCATGCCAGTGTAGTCAGTAATCGTTACTTTTTGGCTACGCTTTAATGTTCCACCTACATATCCTTTTGGCTTCTTTGACTTAACATGGTATCGCTGGCCATATCCAACAGGAACAAGTTCCAAACTCTTTCTTGCAACATTGACTGTTGATTCTTTGACAGCTTCTTTGGCTTCCTGCATCTTGCCAACTTCATCAATTCGCTTAATCAAGTCGTCAAATCCATCAAATTTTATTTCAAAATCTGCCACGATATTCCACCCCGTAAATTGTTGAAGAACGATCAGTATAGGTGCTGTTCTCAATCTTGAAATTATCGCCATCAATCACCATGTACCCTGACCGCACATTCACCTTGTTTTGGAATCGAACCGCAATTCGTCCCTGTTTGAATGAGCCAAACACTAGATTTTGGGCCTTAATGCCCATACTCGTGACATTTACTGGGTATAATTCCTGCTGCTTAACCAACTTGTCATCAATGAACTGTAATCGCTTGTTATACCGCATATAATCACCACATGATAATCTTTCCACGGTTTTGCTCGGCCATATAGCGAGAAATTGTTAAGGAATACTCGTCAAAGTCACTACTTGGATAGCTGATTGACTCTCCCTCTTGTGAATACGAAGAATAGCCCTCATTACCCAATCGGTTGAACCGAGCAAGTACTACATTCTTAACAATTGGTTCCAGCTTATCTGGGACAGACTGTTCATCTACCATCATGGCCAATTGGTCGCGAGTCATTACTTCTAGCGTTTTGATCACATAATCTTGTAAATTGTCCTTAATGCCAGCCAATGTCTTGACTGTATCAAGGACACTTGGCTTATCAGTCATTTAAGGCCTCCTTACTTTGATTCAGTAGCTGGCTTTGCCTTAGTGTTAGCCTTTGCGTTCTTGTCACTAGAGTCTGTTCCTTCTCCAGGAACGGCACCAAGCACATCATCACCAGTTGTTACGTTCAAAGTTGCAAATGCGTCTTGTCGAACTGGCAATACAGCAACGTCCATTGTCACCTTCATAGCGACCATTTCTTGCTCGAACAAGTTGATAGGTGTACCATCAGCATTCGTCAACGTTGACAATTGAGCCGACTTGTCAATTTCCACTTCCAAGTTTCCTGGCAAACCGTAGTACAAGTAGTCGAAGTTACCAAATACCAAGTCACCCTTGTTCAATACACCTTGTTGAGTGTCAACAACAGGCATGCCGTCCAATGTCTTTGCTGCTGAATCATACAACTTGTCTGGATACAATCCAGCATCCTTTTGAATAGAAGTACGCAATGCTGGGTTGTTCGTCAACGTTGACAAGAAGGCGTTACCTTGCAAGCCCTTGTCATACAGCTTGTTTTCCAATGCCAAGATATTGTCATAGTTAATGGCGCCAGTTAAATTAGATTCATTTGCCTCGGCTGCGTTAGCCAATGAATCAGCGTAAGGGGTGTTAATTCCCTTGATAACTGCCAAGTCAATTGCCTTGTCCATTTGTTCAACAATCAATGGTGTTACTTCTGCGAAAAAGTTAGAGTACGAATAGTTCAAGAATTCCTTAGACACAGGAATAATCACTGCCAACTTCTTTGCTTCCAACTTAGCTTCAATGAAAGTAGGCTTTGATGTAGCAATACGCTGTGTTTCCCCAGTCCAGTAGGCTCCGCCTACACCAGTCATGAATGAAAACTTCTTTGTTTGCTTACCCTGCATATCAATATTCTTGGCAACTTGCAAGATAGCTGATTGACCCATAATGCGGTCAATAATAGTAGTGGCCACATCTGATGGAACAGACTGAGTGGTCATCACGTTGTTAGGGTTAAATTGTTGTACCATGTTTTATTCTCCTTTATTTAATCACACGGTTTTTTTGTGCCAATTCTGAAATTGAAACAGCACCACTTAGCTTGGTAGATGAAGCGTTAGGTGTCTTCTGCTTTGAAAGTTCATCAACTCGCTTGTTGACAGAATCAGCAATCACCTTCTTGAGATAATTGATATTATTGTTGGTTGTCTCCACATCATCGCTTAGAATCAACGACACCAATTCATCCTCGTTAGGTAAGCCAGCTTCAGCCAATGTAGACTTGGCTTGAATTGAATATTCGAGTCGCTTCAATTCCTGCTCACGCTTCGACAATTCCTTGTCACGATCAGCTTGTTCTGCCTTAATTCGGTCAGCCTCTGTCATGCGGGCCAACTTCTTAGCCTTGTCTTCTCGTTCCTTTGCTTCTTCTTCCCACTTGCTGCGGGCCGTTTCAATTGCCTTGGACACTTTCTTGTCCATGAAGCTATCGAGTTCAGATTGAGACTCAAAGCTAATGCCGTCTTTCTTGGTTTCAGCTTGCTTATCTTCGTTCTGTTCTTCTACAACTTCGTTTTGTGAATCGTTGTTTTCCATTTTTTTACTCCTCCCGCACACACCTAATTGAGGGCAAAATAAAAAGACCCATACACGACTAATTGAGCCCCATACACGTCTTTAAATTCTTATTGCTATCAAATACTAGTCCGTACACGATAATTGTTATTTGAGCAGTTTTAGGACGTGTTCAGGTCGCGTTATTAATCACCTAATATTGGCATAATAGAACACATACAATTCGGGTGGAACGGGTACATATTCGTCCCAACCTCCGCTTCCGATAATTTATATGGCCCTGCTTTTGCTATGCTAATGCACGTCTGGCAAGCTCTTCGTTCATACACAATGTCGTACTTATCAATTCCTGACTGCTTGTAAGAGTCACGCTGAACGTCACCTTGTACCCTGGCCGTCTCAGTGATTAACAAGCGCCCTGATTGTGATGGCTGAACATCGAACACATCTCGAAATTCCTTGTTGAATTGGTTAGGATTCTTTCCTTGCAAAATAACCTTATTCAACGTCTCATTTAGCTTATTTTTAAGCTGTTCTGTGTTCTTCCAGATGTTTGTACTAAACGTGTAAGAACCTTCTCCAGCAAGCGAATAAGCGGCATTAACAAGTTGTTTTGCTGACTGAACGCTGTAAGCAACACTTTGCCCCAGTATTGTTGACTGGCGCTTGTATTCATCAATAGCTTGTTGCGTTAAATAATCTTCTGTACTGCTTGTTATTCGTCCATTTAATCTGTCAATTTCAAGTGACATCTCAAGCTGAAGTAACTTAAGCCGACTAACACGAATCTTAAGATTGTAGATTTTCAAATCAGCATTGGCTTGTTCTGAGAAGTCTTTGTCAGCAACATATTGCTTCACTTTGTCAACAAATCGAGTCACGTCAGTTTTATCTGCCAACTCCATCATGTCGTTCATTGTCATTCCTCGGCCTTTGGCGTAGCGAATGAAGTTACGGTTAATATCGTCGGTAATATCATTAAGCGCTTGGTCATATAGCTTGTTAAGCACTTTAAGCTGTTCACCAGAAGACTTCTTGATGTCTTCGGCATGGTCTAGTTCACGCTGCACCCAATATGATTTACTCTTCTTGTCCACCATCTACTTCATCTCCTTTATCGGAGTCGAACTTAATATTATTCATAGGATCTAACTGGTCAAATCCTTCTTTTTTCTCATTGGCTAGGTTGTTCTCTTCCGTTTTTGCATCAGTGAAATGGGTCTGGTCGTACATTGTCTTGCGTGATAACGGTACACCAGCATCTTTCAACATTTGTACTTCTTCGCTGACGGCATAAGGCAAGTTCGGTGTAAATGTGACATTGACCGGAACATAGTCAGACAAGCCACCCTTCAAGTTAGAAGTTAGTGTTCCTAACAATTCATACCGCCGACCAAGTGATCGTTTGAATGAGTTCATCGTCTGGGCGATTGCCTGTTCAAATCCAAAAATCTTATAGCGCATTGCAACGCCACTAGCATTGCCGCCGAATGATTCATCAGCCAGATTAGGCACGTTGGACATCATGAAAATATCTTTGAATAAGCGTTGTTGATAATTCTCACTAGCCGTTGAATTAAATTCTGGGTTAATGTACTTGGCATCAATACTGGTACTGTTACCTTCTCTGTCCGTTCCTGACTGCAATGCCAGAACACCATACTGCTTAATATTGTTGATGAGCTGGCTTACACCATCCTTGCCATTAGGAGCTTGAAAGTCGCCACTAATGACCAGCAATGAATTAACCACGTCAGTCATGTAGTTTGATGTGTCAGAATTAACGGCATCATAGGCATCAATCAGACTAATCACGTCCTCGTACCACCCTGTGCGGTATCGATTGCTTGAATACTCGATAATTGGCACTTGGTTGTAAAAATGAGGTGTGCTATCTGTTTCCTTCAACGCACCAACAGCATGTGTGATGTTAGCGAATGTGATAATCTCATTAGCCGTGTACAAACTGACACTGTACTGTGTCTGATTATTATCCAACGTATCAATTTCTACCATCCGAACGGCCGCCAACGGATTACGCTCAATCGTGTTGTCGTAAATCACGAACGTCTCGAATACATTAGACAGCTTAACGTTGTTGTTCGAGTTTTCATCACGATACTGCAATTCATATGCTCGTCCATACTTAGCCACGTCATACATCAGTTCGTTATCAAGTGTTTGAACATCGTTGTACTGATTAAACGTATCAATTAACTTCTGCTCGCTGTCATCTCCAACGGTGTATTTAACAGGAACGGACGTTGTGTAACCAGCAACGAACTGGGCAATAATCTTGCCGAAGTTGTGCGCTCTACGATAGTCAGCTTTATTTTCTTCCTGGCGCTTAGGACGGCTATAAATCGTTGAATTAAGTCCTTTTGAGTACTCATCCAACACTTGCAATCGTGGAATTTGATTGTCTAAAAAATGCTTGATAATCTTACCAAGCATTAGATAGTTATTATTAGTTAGGTCATCTAACGAACTGACCAGATAATTGATATTACTTGCCGTATCAAACGGGAATGACTCACCGTTCATAATCGACTTAATATCCCTTTCAAAATTATTAACTACTGCCATTACATATATCCTTTCAGCTTAGCCAAATCAGTAATATCCATTGTTTTTTGTTCCATGGCTAGCTTGTCGTTATAAATTACATAGCGGATAGCATCCATTAAGTGGTCATTCTCTTTCACTACATCGCCATTCTTTCCCCATACATAGCGGTATATTTCGCTCCTAAATGTCGGGCAGTCGTCATAGACTACGTTGAACTTATTGTTGTGAATCTTATCAGCCACCGCTTCGATACCGTTAGCTACATTCTTGTTGGCCTTAAATGCCCTAATTCCATTCTGTTTCAGGTCATAGATATGTTCTGGGTTGGCAGTATCACAATAGAAGATAATATCGCCATAGCGGTCTTGGACATCTTTAGCCACGTTGATCCAATGGTCAATCGATTTCTTACTATCAACATGCTCTTCCATCAGCGTGTATTTGCCGTCTTTAAATCCAATGACAGCAAATGCAGTCGGGTGATTGAATCCCCAATCGACACCAACCATAAATCGCTCATAGCTTTGTTCAAACGCCTTATTACGAGTAACAGTCATTGTGTCCTTGTTAAATTCAGGATAGACAGCACCTTCTCCGCTGACCCATAGCCCTTTGATATAGCGGTCATAGAACATGCCAGGCGGAACAGTGGCCTTGTAATTCTGCTTGTATCCTTCGTCCAGCATTTCGTTATCATCAAATTCAAAGTGATATGCCTGAATACCATCATGGCCAGATTTCTCAATGTAGTCTTTCAACAACCAATGTTCTGGGTTGTCAGGATTCGTGTCACAGATAACAACAGCACCCTTACCAGAACAACGGGAACGAATTTCATCAAAGACGACCTTATTACACAGACTTGCTTCATTGATATATGCACCAAATGCTGTCATACCACGAATGCGACCAATACCTGAAATTGAACCAGTCGAAGTCTGCACAATACGAACGCCCATTAATTCAAACTCGTTATACTTGTTCATCTGAATGCTGATACCCATGTTCTGCAGTTCAGCAATGATATTTCGCTGAATGTTTGCCATTGTATACCCAGCCAGAATGTACTGCGGGTTAGTCACACCAACCTCATCAGCGTTCTTCTTTGCATTGGCGACTAGCATGATAAACAACAGATTATCTAAGAATGTCTTGCCACTTCTCTTGGCCCCGTACAAGATAAGCAACTTTAATTCGCCTAAAGTACGGTTCACATCAGCAATTACTTGGTGTTGTTTTGTTGTCAACTTCATTCAACACCTCCTAAGCTATCCGCAATGCCTCGCAGCATGTCATCTTGATTGTCACCACCGCCTTGCAACTCCTTAGCCTTTGCTTCCATCAAATCTGCTTCAGCTTTGTCCTTGCGTTGTTTGTTTGATTCGGTCGAAATCTTACCATCAGCCAATAGATACTCTAACAACTTGTCACGCGCTTTATTGCGATCATGTAACTCAACAATTGGGCCATCCTTACCTACTGTAACTTTCTTGACTGCCCAGCTATCAACATTGTCACTGTCCTTAAGTGCTACCCATGACTTATGCCTGGTATATTGTTTTCCGCTTTCTTCATCAATCGCTTCAAACTCATCCGAACCCCAATCGGCGAAGTCACGAACGTCCGCCATGGCTTCTTTGGTCATACCATCAATCAACTCAAAAACGCCTATGCCTAGCTCTGCTAATCGAGCCTGACGTAGACGTTTAATTTCACTTTGAATCTGAGTATTTCTGAGTAACTTATAGCTATTGGCCATAGCAGTTTCATAGGTACAATCATAAGCATTCATATATGCTTGGGTTTGATTGGCAAGTCTCACTACCTCACTAGCAAAGCGCTTTTGCTTGTCATTAAGGTCACTCTCATCTAGCTCTTGAATTGCCGGATGCACCTCTTTTTTGTGTGCACCCTTTTCTGTTTTTGTGTGCACCCTTTTTCCATTTGGGGGTGCACCCTTATTCCAGTGACGTGTCCGCCAAGATTTAACAGTGTTTATTGTGACACCGTACTTGTCAGCAATGTCTTTATACTTCATACCAGCTAAATAATCTCGCTTAGCTTCATCACGTTTTGTCATGTCATCGCTACTCCTCCTTCCTTCTTTATTTATGTACTAAAAAAGCACCCAAGAATAGGTGCTCCATCATTGCATCAGCAATCTGCCTGCAATCCAACCATGGGCCACCGGCAAAAAGCAAATACTAATGAAAATACTGTTCCCAGTACCAAGACTGTAAATTTATATTTCATAAAATCACATCCTTTCGAGCTAAATAATATCATTGTCAGCACCTCATAAAGGAAACTGCTAGATAAGCTGCGTAGTACCTCAGACATGTTATTGTAATGGAATTCTTGCATGGTGGCTGAGGGAATCGAACCCAACTCCCAAAACAATAACTTATCTGCATACCCAATTATATCAGAAATGATAATGTTCATTATTCATATAGCCACCTCATATGCTTATGGTAATCAATCGCACCGTTTCGAAATCCAGCCCGCATATTAGCGTGGCGATAATCATGCTTGTCTGGTTGCTCATCTGTTACTGTGGCGAACTGTTTATTAACAGCAGTCGCCTGTTCCTTATGACGTTTCATTCTGACTTCTTTGTCTTCGTACATTTTGTTCCTCCAAATAAAAATTATTTAATTCCTTTTTCTTTAACTAAACGATCAACATCTGGATCATAAACTCCATATTTTCCAGCATAAAAATTGGGCTCAAACAAACTATGAGGATAATTACCACCGAATGATTCGTTATCTACATTTCCATAACTTCCTGCATAAAAAGCCCATAGCAAATATAGGGAGTTTTGTATTTTTAACCTGGTAGGATTTTCTAAGTTTTCAATCAAATACTCGATAACTTTTTCTTTTGAAGTAGCATAATCTTTTACTTCTTTTATCCTATTTGGCATAATCTTCCTCCAAATAAAAAGAACCGTTGCATAATTTGCAACAGTTCGTTATGTACACAGGGAGCTACCCTGCTGACCGTTTCAAACCGAAACAAACGGGTTAGATGCGCATGCAGCAT